TACCACCAGTAAATGGCAGTTCCAAGGGCCAAAAGCCCGTACCACCAGTAAATGGCAGTGCCCAAGGCCAAAAGCCCGTACCACCAGTAAATGGCAGTGCCCAAGGCCAAAAGCCCGTACGTCCACCCATCAAGTTTGTCCAAGCTCAGAGATATGTGCTGGGCACCCTCTGCTCAGGAGGCGGGGCATTCCGAACACACGGTATCAAATGCATTTACAAACCCGGTAAGGGCCTCCTGAAGAGAATCATCGATGCAATCATTTACGGTTCAGGACCCGCAGTCCCTAAAAGCGCGAATCAGGCATTGTACAAGATTTACTCCGAGCGCAGGAGTGAAGGTGTTTTCGTCTATCCCAGGGACCCAGAGGATGGGAAGAAGGTATGTTTTATAAGCAGAGGTACCCTGAAGGAACCCAAAAGCACGTCCATCAAAAAGGGAACATTAGAGACATGGCTGAATAATTTAGTGTTGAGTGAAGGCGACATGGCGAAGTTGAAGACGGGGGGGTTTCTCCCGAAATACGCCAAGAGGTCAAGGGTCATCTGCAAACATTACGTTGAAAGTTGACTTTTTTTAATCCCATACGTATCGCATAAGATGATCCCCCTTGATAGCAACATGCTACTGGTGTGTGCCGTGGCCGTCCTCCTGTGCGCCATCTATTTCCAGCACACTCAGATCAGTAAGGTGAAGGGCGAAGCGGAGACTCTGCGCAGCGAGGTGGAGACTATGGGCGAGCAGATCCAGAAGCTGGCCGCCCGCCCGACGCAGATGATGACCCCTCCCCGGTCCTCTGGTCCGGGGGTCCCGCTGGAAAGGGCTTTTACCAGGGTAGACCATCCTGCCGTACCGCTGCGACCACCTCCGGTTGTCCAGGCTCCCGTCGAGCCTCCTACCCCGGCACCAGCCCCGGTTCCTCCTCCGGCTGCTCGTGAGCCTGAGCCTGAGCCTGCGCCTGCGCCTGCGCCCCCAGCCCAGGCTCCACCGTCACGTTCTGGCTCCTCCAGAAAGAGAGAAGCCGCGGTATCTCAGACGTGAAACAGCTCCTGTAGTGGAAGTTGTTTGACTCGAGCTCCACCGGTGTGAACCACCGAATCTCGGTCTTCTCCATCATCGCGTAGGTGTCGCATACGTCCCTGGCCTTTATGAACTGCTCCTCCCGGTGAAGGGGAGGGAAGTTGGCGACAAACATATAGAACGGGCGCCCCCTGGGCGTTTTCCCATGCACTTCATCCAGAACGTCCGCTAAAGAGACGTCCTGGAAGACGTTGCAACTCTCCTCATGAAACTCTCTCAGGGCTGTGCCGAACACGGTCTCCCCGTGTTCAGACTTCCCGGAGAATGGGGCCCATCCGTGCCGCTCATTTCCGAGGAGGAACCCGAGTTCCCGGTTGTAAGGAATGATGCCAGCGCTGTAGGCATACATGTTCTATTACACTACCGCACTCATGGCGCTTAAATGACAATGCCCCTGCCCTGGGACGTCCCGCGGCCCCTGCCCCTGCCTCGCCCGGCACGTGTCGTCGGCCTCTTTGCCAGGGTGAGCACCTTCTCCTGCTCGGTGGAGGCTGTCTCATGGGACGTGGCAGAGGACACAGACACGGAGTCCTCGCTGTCCGTGTCCTGGAGCTCCATGATCCGGGGCTTATTTTCATCGACGGTGTTGATTGGGTTTGGCATGAAGTTGGTGGGCACGGTGAAGATCATCTGTGGGTTCGCCGGAACCTGCCTCTGGGCCTGGTCCTGGTCCTGGGCCTGGGCCTGCTGAGCCGGAGGCTGAGGCTGAGGCTGAGCCGGAGGCGAAGACGACTGCGACATCTCCTTCTGAAGCTTCTCGAAGATACTCGCCATGGTCTGCTGGCTCGGTCGCTCTGCGCCACCACCCGCCCCCCCGAGTCCGCCGCCGAGGGCAGACTTGAAAAACTGGTTGCTCAGATGGAAGGAGAATGCGCTCCCCGCGAGGGAGAGCATCAACTCGGCCTCCGGGGGGAGGGACGCCTTGCCACTGTACTTCGCGTGCAGCTTCTCGAACGTCGGGTCGAAGGAGTCGATGTCCTCCGCGATGGTCTCGGACCACCCATTGAGCTCCAGATTAAAGGGGTCGAACCGCTTGTTGGCCCACTCCAGCCCGGAACAGATGGCAATCAGGGCGCGGCGCTGGAATTTGACGGATCCCTCCATTTCGGCGTTCCTCTTGAGGGTGTCGTACTCCGTCCTCAGATCGGTGATGGAGCTGTGCGGGCCGAACTGCTGAGAGAGCTTGACGTTCTTCTCCCGGAGCCGTTTGAATTTCAACAGGATGTCCTGCTTCTCCTCCTCGATACTGGAGAAGGGGGTGCGGGGGATCTGGGAGTCGGGCACCTGCTGGTGCTGCTGGTGCAGGGGTGGGGTTGGGCCACTGAAGCCCTGCATGCTGCTGGCCTCTGAGCCCGAGTCGGACGCCCTGGGGTCGGCCGCCTTGGTCATGTTCGCAAAGTCCTCGAACCCCCTCCCGGGCGGGGCGTTCTGGTACGGGTCCTCCCCCTGAGAGCTCTGTTCGGAGTCGTCTCCAGAATCCGACTGGTCCATGGCGGGTTGACGGGAGGCCTGCCGCTCCCGGTTCTTCATGATGCGCCTCTTCAGGTTGGACCGGCGGACCGAGACAGACGGGTGGTCCCGGGCATCCTCTACGTCGGAGTCGGGGTTCAGTTTGAAAGCGGTGGCCTCGCCTTCGCCGCGAGTCACGATGCGCGCCATATTAGCCGATAAACTCGATACTTTTATCTCGGGCGGAACGCGGCTGACTACATGCCAAGCATGCGCGTGACTTTGGTGAAATACGATCTCCCGATACGTATTACTGTTCCGGGTCCCGCTTGTAACATATACTTACCACTATCATATAAGCCTGAGGCTGCCGCTCGAGCCACTGGACCCGCTACCGCTTTCGCCGCCGACCCTGCAAACACTGCGCCCCCCCCGAGAGCAAATGCACCCGCTTTCCCAGCCGCAGTACCAAGATTAGAGATTGAGCCAGAAGCCGCCCCTTGCCATGTCAATCCAGGGTTGGTCCTCTTCTTCTTGTACACATACCCCAGTGCACCAGCAGCCGCAATCCCCGGAAGGATGTAGCCGGAGGTCGCCTTCCTAAACTCGGCCCTGCTGGCCCTGCTCTGAGCCTGCTTCAGTTCATTGGCCTTCAGCTTTTGGTTGAGCGTCAGCGATTCGATGGTCTGTCTGTTCTTCGCCCCTTGGACCTTCAGGTTTGTGACGTTCTTCGCCGCCGCACTGGCCTCATTCCTGGAGATGTTCAGGTTCTGCTGAAGCATGTTGAGCTTCTGCTGCTGCCCCCTCATTCCAATGACCATGCCCCCGACCGCCGTTCCCGCTGGGAGGACGTAGTTCATTATGCTCCTGCTGGTCCGGGGGACGTTCTGGTACACCGGAACGCCCGGAACTGGGGCGCCGTACCTGGGGTCGTACCTGGGGTCGTACCTGGGGTCGTACCTGGGGTCGTACATAGCTTGCTGGGCCTGGGCCTGGGCCTGGGCCTGGGCTTGGGCCTGGGCTTGCATTCGATTGTTATTATTGTTGTTGTTGTTGATGGGACTGCGTTTCATGTATATCAAATCATGGAAATAAAATTGTACGAACTGCTTCACGGATATCCTTCCGCTTCTTCTCTCCTATCAGTATGTACGTCAGTCCGAGCCCGACAGCGCTGCCACCAAGAACAACCGGAACGACCAGCCCTCTCCCGTCAGTCACAAGCTCCTTCTTCGCCCTGTTCCTTGACATCTCCGCGAGCCTCTTGTAGCCAATCATCTGTCCGGAGAGGACGCTGTGGTCCTTCATGAGGTCGTTCCTGGCCTTGCGCTCGTGGAGGAGCTGATTCTTGAGGTTGTTGCGCTCGATCTGGAGACGATTGGCTTGCTGTTTCCGGGAGATGACCCCCCCATCCCTGACCTGCTGAAACACGAGCCCGGTGGCGAGCCCGGTGGCGGCCAGCGCCGCGTTCCTCATGTCCCTTTTCTTCTCCATTAAAGGGTACTCGGTATTTTTTTCTCACAGTGAATGAATGGATCCCCTTGAGGCCAGTCTCGGGTTTGGGGTGAGGGACCAGGCGCTGTACAGGCAGGCGCTGACGCACAAGTCTGCCGCCAGGAACCAGCGCTCGAACGAGCGCCTGGAGTTCCTTGGAGACAGTGTCCTGAGCCTCGTGGTGACGCGCTACCTGTTTGACCGGTATCCAGACGCCTCCGAGGGCCTACTGACCAGGCTCAGGACGAAGATAGTGAGTGGGACCATGCTGTGCAAGCTGAGCGAGCAGCTCGGACTGCACAACCTGGTGCGCATGAACGCGCGGGCCCAGAATGCTGGATGGAAGAACAACCCCCGGATAAAGGAGGATTTGTTTGAGGCTCTGATTGGCGCCATCTATCTGGATCAGGGGCTGCCCAGGTGCAGACAGTTCATCACGGGGATGATAGAGAGGCACGTGGACTGGGAGTCCATCCATGAGGACACAAACTGGAAGGATCAGTTGATGAGGGCCACGCAGCTAATGGGGTGGGAGCTTCCCGATTACTCCGTGGTCGGCACCTGTGGCCCGGACCATAGCAAGCAGTTCACTGTGCGAGTCCGGGTGAAGGGTGAGGAGGTTGGCATGGGTACGTCGAGGTCAAAGAAGTTGGCGGAGCAGGAGGCTGCCAAGAAGGCCATGTCGTTACTGAACATCGACCTCCCGGCGACCAACTCGAGTTATCTAAGCCACCGGGGCCATGGCGAGGCCACCGCTCATACCCGAGGGTGAAGGGCCCTGCATCCCCTCGCGCTTGGGGGCGGCCATGGGCTGCTTCTTCGGGGCCATAGGCTGGCGCTTCTGGGCCATGGGGTCCATCTTGCTGCGCCTGGTCATCGCCTCCATGGGGCGGGGCTGGGAGTAGGCGGCCGGGCCGTACCTGGGGACGCCACTGCCGTTGACGGGCGTCGAGCGCTTGAAGGGCTTCTGGAGTAGGCGCTCGGCCCCAAACATGATCAGGAGGGACACCGAGACCAGGGCCCAGGCGAACTGCTCGTGGCCCGTCTTGCAGAATACGTCGAGGAGGACGCTCAGGGTGAGGTCACCGAGGAGGAGGGAGAGGATGACCAGGATGTTGTGCTGGGAGAAGAAGCCCTTCGTGGACATAACTTGCATGGCGAAGGAGGCGAGGGTGATGACCAGCACGAGCTGGGAGGGCGTGCAAAGCTTCTTCACATTAAGCACCATGACTAATATTCAACCCCGAGGAAAGAAATACAGGGGCGAGCAGCTTCGACTCTAAAAAAAGAACATATCTGCGGTGATCTCGTCGCTCTTGCGCTTGAGGCTTGGGGGGTCGATGGGGTCTGCGCGCTTGTTCTTGGTCAGCGCCTCCTTGGCCTTGTCCGGGTTCTTTATGTAGTACCGCACCTCGTCCCAGAAGATGCGTAGCTTCGGGAGAGCTTCTGTCCACCAGCTGCGGTCCCTCTTCACCACCTGGACCTGGAAGATGTCCTCGTCGAACAGGCGGGCCCCTGGCTTCCACTCGACGAAGTAACACTTCTCGAGGTTGCAAACCTCCAGCTGGAGCTGCATTTGATCGTAGTACGCGGGGGGGATGTAGTCCGGCTTGGGCACGCGCCGGAGCGGGCACTTGATCTCGATCAGGGACCGGTCGCTCACCAGCCCGTCGGGGCTGGCCCCCACCCAGGGGTGCTCGGGGTGGGGGAGGAGGGCGCAGTCGAAGCACTCCACCCCGTATAGCTGCGAAAAGCGGTCTCGTACCTCGTCCTCGTGCTCTTGCCCCCAGAGCGTAGCTGCATTGCCGGTGAAGACCTCCCCGTATCCCTGCCCAAGAACGACGTCCACCTTGTTGCGCAGCACCTGCAGCCTGGTCGAGTACTTGTTGGTGCCCAGCACCGTCCCGACGTCGGAGGCGGTGATCATCGAGTTCCTCATCTCGTACCAGGGGGGTGTGCGCTGCTCAGGCATGGTGGCGCTCTTGGCCAGGAGGGCCTGGATCTCTTCGGGGAGGGACATTTTGTTTTCTCATTTGAATCCAATCACCTCTTGGCCCCCCTTTTGACCCCGGTCTTCCTCACAACAATGGCGCCCTCCTGGGGCCTCACGGGCTCCTCGTCCTCCGCCTCGTTGGGGTTCCTGTACCTCTTCTCGTGGTGCCTCCAGAAGGACTCGGACCCCACCCTCCAGCTGCCCTGTGGCCTGATCTTCGCCTTGTACCAGAAGAGGACGTCGGATATCTCGCTGCTCTTCGAGATGTTGTCCACCACCATGCACTCGTAGTTGTTCGTGCAGTTGTCCAGGATGGAGCAGAAGCTCTTGAATTCCGGGACAATGCCACAGAAGTACTGGTGGATCTTCTGCTTGTTTGACAGCAGGGGCTCCTTCATCACGAAGACGTAGTCGAGGTTGCTCCGAATCATGGGAGGAACTGCAAGGCAATACTGCACGCAGATGCACAGCAGAATCTTGAAATGCCGCCCGTTCAGGTGGTATGACTTGATAATCTCAGACTTGAACAGACTCGCGTCGTGGAGCACGTCGTCCAGAACCACGAAGCACCTCGGGTCCACCTTGGGCGCGTCGGGCTTGTCCAGCGAACTGATGAGCTTCCTCTGTCTATCCATCACCTTCTCCAGGATCTCCTTCTTGTACTCGCCGTAGATGAAGAGGTCGGGTAGTATCCCCCGGAAAGCATGGTTTGACTCCTCTGTCCCGGAAATCGTGATGCCGCACGGAATCCTCCTCTTGTGGTACAGGAAGTCCATCAGGCAGGTCGTCTTGCCCGACCTTCGACGCCCCAGGAAGAGGACCGTCGAGTTGTCGGGCGCCTGCTTCATGTCAAACTTCCTGATGGTCAGGTTCAGCGTCATCTTGACCGGGGCACGATGGAATTATCTCCCCAATTAGACGTAGGACGAGAAGGCTTGGCCATAGGGGATGTTCGCGTTCTGGCTTCTGTGGGTGCCTGCGATCTACGTTCACATGCGGCTGCGTCGCAACCTATCCCAGCTGACGACGGCCTATGAGGACCAGCTGTACCTGATTGGACGTCTCAGGGACACAGTGAGCGACCTGCAGCGCTTCAAGAAGACGGCCGAGGACGTGATTGACGACAACGAGCTTACTTACATATACGAACTTATGGAGTGAGCTAAAGGAAGCGGCGAAGGGCGTCCACCGGAATTACCGATTCGGCCCAGAATTCCGGGGAATCCATAGAGTCAACCCGGACGAGCATGCCGCCAGAGGGGTGGGGCTTGAGGGAGGCCTCCATGCCGGAGGGGCGGCCGCGAACAGGAAACACGTTGCACTCCGGCCCGGACAGCTCCTCGACGACCGCTTGCGCCAGCGGTACGAACTTGTCAAAGCTCAGGAACAGGTCCGCCATAGACTGGAGCCTGCGCAGCAGCAGGTCGGTGTAGCGCTGGCGCGGGGTGATGTGGGGGAGGATCTTGTGCAGGCTGTCCACGTCACTGGGGGAGACGATCTCCCTGGGGTCCTTGCGCCCCTCCTTGACCACCTTGACAACCAGGCCCGCCACGGGCGGCACATGCTCGCACACCTCCAGGAGCTTGAGCCAGGACGACCCGAAGTCCCCGGCATCGCTCACCAGCGCCTCTATCAGGGAGCCGCAGAAGCCGTCGACGTCCGCGAGCGAGGAAAGGCGGCCCCGGTAGCCCGTGACCACCAGGTGATCGCGGGCGTTAGTGGCGGCTGCCGCCACGTCACCATTCTTGAAGCGCTCCGCGTACTCCTGGAGCCCCACCGATAGCACCCTGGGTAGCGACGCCAGCAGCGCGGACGCAGCGGTCGAGTGCAGGGTGGAAGCCATTAATATGACAAATCCAGGGTCTCTTTATACCCTCCCGCCCCGTCATGGAACCAGATGGGCTCGCCGTAAGCCCACGAAAAACTACCCACATTCACCAGAGAGGCCACCCTGCCTGAGAGAACGCCCTGTGCGCCCTCCGGCCCGAGCGTATGCACCATGACATCCAGAGTGCCCAAGGGGACCTGTGTACCCTGTATGTCCTCGTGACTCGTCCCGTGACTGTGCCCCACCGCATTCATGTACACCTTGCCCGGGATGCCTGGATTCACCACGGGGGCGTTGTGTAAGCCAGACGGGGTGAACTGGACGAAGTGGAGGACATCCGGGTCGTAGGTGATCTCCAGGTCATACGACGAGAGGGGGAATTGGGTGTTCACCGTGATGGGTATGCTTAGAGGGAAGTCCGCCCACACAGTCGAGGGTATGTACACGTCAAAGACAACCCACGGCATGAGCTCACAGCGTGCCTCCGGTATAGGCACCAGCTTCCTGTAGTAGCCCTCGCTACTGGCTTCGTCCGGGGAACACTCGGCTATGACACAGACACCCTGCTCATACACGTACGAGGCGTTCGGGTCGGATGGTCCCTCTGAGATGCAAGGCTCACCTTCCACTGGGTCGGGGTCGGGGTCGGGGTCGGGGTCGGGGTCGGGGTCGGGGTTCGCGGAGCTAACAGTTCTCTCGGGAACTTCCGCTTCCCCCGGAAGAGATGCCAGCGCGAGTGCAACTGCAAGTGCAAGGGAAAGTACAAGTGCAACCTTCATTTATTCATCATCATATTTTGTTTTGTACCAGTGTATACATAATGGTTGATGAGAACGAATTTGTGAATGCATCAGACCACTTCTGGAGAAACGGAGACTTCATCGCGTATGCTCTCCACCAGTGCTCGGTTGAGCAGAATGCTGCCTGTCAGAATCTTGATTCGATACAAGAGGCGAGCGACAGAGGCGACATTTCTAAGCTGGGACAGGTGGTGGGTGCTATGACTAAGGCGGCCACAACGGTGGGTTCTATAGTGTCTCTGCCTGCGAAAGCTATCGGTTCCATGACGAAGAAACAAGGCATCAAAATCTCTGGGTTGGATTACTTCTTACAAGACGGCAAGTTGAATTGTTCGCAGGACCCAGAGCGAAGGGAAAGATTAGTACGAACGTTGGTTCACGCGAAGGGCGTCGGGATACGCAGGGTGATCTGGACCGTGGCAAGGGGTATAGTGAGAAAGAGCGTGTGCGATGCTCAATGCCCTTCGGGGGTAGATAGTCTTCTGGGAAAGCTTGGGCAACGAATACACACTAAGGATATCACTCAACCGGTGGCAGAAAAACTGGCGGACCTACTGTGCGCTATTTCAAGGGAGGAGAAGGATGTCAAGCGAATCCTTCAGCTTGCGATGGAGATTCTGGACTATCTGATTTGACCGCCCACACGGTCCTCGCAAAGTCCTCCAGGCGGCAAACGACGCCGTCCCAGTAGGCCTGATCGAACTTCTCGCGCACGCAATTGATCTGTCCCTCCAGTGACTCGACCATGATAATCTCCTGGCGGTCGAACAGGGTCATGTAAGCATTGGCCTGGCCGCGCTCCCACCTGGCGTGGCCGCCGAAGAAGCGCCTCTGGCGGCATTTCACCTCGACGACCGCGTGGTCCGTCAGCCCGTCCACCCTACCAAAGATGCGGAGGGGGTGGTCCGTCCCCTGGAAGAGGGTCCTCCCCACACCCGCTTGGGAGTCTGTGATGGAGACGCCCAGCTCCTTCTCAGCCTGGCGAACCACGCTGTCCTCTTTGGCCACGCCATAGCTGCACTGCATCTTGGATCGCACGTCCCTGGCCCATGTCTCTGAGTCGAACTTGGCCTGCTCAAGCTTGCGCTTGCAGGCGACAGCCTCGAGGGCGACCCTGGATGCGTCCTGCTCCCGCTCGACAACCTTGGCTTCCATGACGCGGGTGGCCTCCCTGGCCTCCTGCAGCCGCTCGGGGTTGTCGCTTTTGGCCTCGCGGAGCCGGCTGGCCTGCAGGGACTCCCTGGCCCGCGCGAGATCCTCTTTGCTCTTGGTCTCAGCCTGCTCCGCGGCGTCCTTTTGGCTCTGCTTCTCCGACACCACCTTCTCCATCTCAGCTTCGGCCTTCCTGCTGGCATCCCGGACCTGCGCCAGAGTCTCCGCTCCCTCGTCTGGGATGTGGAGCTTGTGGCGCTCAGCAACGTCGGAGATGCGTTCGGTGGCCACCAGTTCGCGCTTGGGCTCGTGCGCCTCTCCCAGGAAACGGCGGAGAACGCGTTCCACGACCTCGTCGACCTCCTCTTGCCCCCCCCTGAACCCCTCTCCTATGGCCTTGGAGATGTCAGATGCGTACAGGCACGGCGTCTTCATCTCACCCTTGCCACCGTGGCCCGTCTCCTCCTAAGCCAGACGGCCACCACCATCAGAACGAGAAGTGCAAATGTCAGAAGCCCGCCGAAGAGGCCCATCGTGGCTCCTAATCTGTAGTAAGCGATTGGGTCATCCCTGATGCCCAGGAGCCTACTCGTGACGGGGAACGTGTAGTAGGTGGCGCTGTTGGTTGTGGATGAGCGGGGTTGCACGGCACAGGGCTCGCCGGAGGGCATGAAGAGCTTCGTGGACGCGGAACACAGCCCCATGCTCCTGTCGTGGAAGCTCCAGTCTCGCATGCACTTCGAGGCCGCACTGGCGAAAGCGGATGCCGCGCCTGGCGTGTAGATGACCGCGTGTGCGTCCACCCACATGTACACGCGGCGGTGCCTGCCGTCGCCGGTGGTCCAGGGGCTGGCGACGAGCGGTATGCAGCCCAGGTTGTAGACGGCGGGTTCTGTGAAGGACAGGACAAACTGCTCGATGTGGGGCGCCATTCCTACAATCTCTTCGGTGAAGATGACATCGTCCTCCAGGATGAAGAAGGGCCTTGGGTCCTGGTGCTGGCGCATGATCCACGCGTTTGCGTGCCATATGTCGCGGTCTGGCCGGTTCACCCAGGGCTCCTTGCCGCACCCGGACTTGAATCCGGCGTTGTGGATGACCACGGTCTCGTGCGTGAGGGGGTACCTCTCCAGCTGCTCCCTGAACCCCCTGGTGGACCCGTCCATGGTGATGACATAGGTGGTCCCGAAGGCTGGGAAGAGCACCGGGTCCCGTACCTCTATGACTTCAGACCTGTAGCACCCCTCCATACCCACTTTGGGACAAATTATAATTCCCGCACCATTGGTATGATGCTGCTGAAGGTTGCCGTGTGCGTGAGCATCCTGCTCCTTACCTTCCTCCTGGCGAAGAACCTCGAGAACAGGGTGTCGTGCGAGTCTCACAGGTGTGTGTCCAGGGACCTTGAGCAGAGGATCCCCAAGGTCATCTGGCGCATCTGGCTCTCGGATTCCGGGAGCGACGACAACCCGTTCCGGAATGCGTGGGAGTACACATCGAGGCACAACCCCGAGTACACCCAGGTCCTGCTCAAGAACGGGGACGTGGAGAGGTATATGAAAGAGCGATGGAGGGGGCCCGTGTGCGATGCGTTCCAGAGCATTTGCCCCTCGCAGATGGCCGCACGCAGCGACCTGGTCCGTTACTGCCTGCTGTACGACGTGGGCGGGGTGTACCTGGACTGCAAGTCGTCCATGCGCAGCCTGTGCACGGTCGTCCTCCCGCATGATGGCATGCTCGTGACAACGTGGCCTACAATCATCCCCGGACCGAACGCTATGCGGCTGAACAGGGTTTCCGGGGAATACTTGCAGTGGTGGATCGCGTGTGCTCCGGGGAACCCCCTGATGCTGCGCGTCATCGAGAGGGTCGTGAATGAGCTTGGGGCGCTCGTCCCAAACACACCGAGCGGGGGGAAGCTGGGCATCCTTAAAGCGACCGGCCCCATCGCCTTCACGAGCGCCATCAGAGATTCAGTGGGCGACCCGCGCCTCATGGACATGCGCGTGCTTTGCGTGAATGCCAGTGGGATACTCAAGTATGACCATGCGGGCGGGTACCGGCGCTTCGGCAAGCGGTACGACGACACCCAGAAGCCGCTCGTATGCCCTGACATAGAGGGATAGGACCACCAGCCAAATGGTGGTGGTGGTTTATACAGACGGGTCGTGCCTGGGGAACCCCGGCCCGGGGGGGTGGGCGTATGGAGATTCCCCGGAAAACATCACTTCCGGGGGATGCTGCGACACCACCAACAACCGCATGGAGCTCACCGCGGCCATAAGGGCGCTGAAGGACCTCCCACCGGGGGACCTGACGGTGGTGACTGACAGCGCCTACGTGCGGAACGGGGTGACCAAATGGTGCCCATCTTGGGTCCAGAAGGGATGGGTCACAGCCTCCGGAAAGCCCGTGAAGAACAGGGATCTCTGGGAGGAGCTCACGTCACTTACAGAGACGCGCACGGTCACCTGGCAGTGGTGCCGGGCGCACAACGGGATTGCTATGAACGAGGCGGTCGACAGGGCCGCCAGGAGGGAGGCTCATGCAGTGTCGTCAAGCGTCATGAGGACGTAGTCCACTGGCACCGCCTCCTGGATGTCACCCTCCTCCTGGATGTCACCCGTCGGCACCGCCTCCTGGATGTCCTGGATGTCTTCGTTGTCCTCGCGCTTGCGCTTCCCCTTGGAGTACATCTCCCGGAAGTAGACCGACGGATCGGGTTCCGGGCACGGCACGCCGGCCGCCTTGCAGAGTTGGGTGTACATCCAGAGCTTCTTGGCGTGGTTGCGCCAAACCATGCCCTCCGGGGCGGGGCACATGGGCACCTGCAGGAGCTTGAGGGACTCTGCGAGCTCGGCCGAAGTGTGCTTCCCGAAGCCCCTGCCGTTGAGCTTGGGCAGGTTGCTGCCGCTGAGAGAATCCTTGGGCCCAGCCCCCCCGGGCGGAGCGCGGCGTGCAGAGACCGCTCCCTGGTCCAGGGCCTTCCGCACGGCCTGCTTGATCCGGTCGCACGTGGCTTGGAGCGTAGCCGTGCTCTGCATCACGCCCCCCTTCATGGGCGTGGTGACGACCACCTTCCCCTCGGTCCAGACCACGAAGCGCGAGTCCGCGTTCTGCAGCTGGAAGGACTTGAGCCGCGACTCCCCGTGGCTGCTGCCGCTGTGGAAGAACTGGGTGGACATGCCGAGGTCCTTGAGCTCGTTGCAGATGAAGTCCTGTGTGGCGGGGATGCAGAAGGCGTACTCCGCGAGCGTGCAGGGCAGGGAGTCCATAAGGGTGAGGAAGGTGATCTTGGGCGGCGAGTAGTTGGTGGGGGAGGGGAGGCAGGGCGAGAAGAAGTTCAACGCGAGGGAGACAATTGCAGACGACGACGCCTGGGGGTCGTCGTGGGGGTTGGTGGGGTGGGACTTGACGACGATGCTGCCGTTGCGGAAGAGCTCCGCGTACGCCGCCCCCGGTGCGCAGCGGACGTCGGGGCTGTGAGCGCACTCCATGTGGAGGGAGATCTTGGTCCACTCCCCCGCTCCCGCCTTCAGGCTGTCCGACTGCCCGCGGATCACCCAGGAATCCCCGTCCACTGCCAGGGGCTGCGCCACCCGCTCGAAGGGGTGCTTGTTGCTGGCCTCCATCCTGTAGGCCGTCAGGCTGTTCATGCGGTACCACGCGGGGACCCCGCCAGTCCCCGGGGGCGGTGGCGTCCTGCCTCCGCCGAAGATTGAGGAGAAGTTGCAGGCGACCAGCGTGCCCACCGGCCCCACCGTGACCGTGTACATCTGCACAGCCAGCGCTGCTGCCATGTTTTAAGGATTTGTGGTGTGGATGGAATTAGGTTAAAATGAGCGGCAGGGCCCACATCCTTTGTGTGGCCCACAGCATCACGTGCCACGACCCACACTACAACCCTACCGATGCCTTCGTCAACACGGCCCTGTACCTTGCACGGCTCCTGACCCAGAGGGGTGGGTATGAGGTGTACATGTATGCGGTCGAGGGGTCCAAATGTCCGGGGGTCAAAGAAGTTGTCGAGGTGGTTTCCGGGGATACGTACAGGCGAGTGTACGGCCGCAGGGACGACAGCATCGTCAACACCTTCTCCGACACCCAGGCTGACAGTTGGACGGAGCACAACAGGAGGAGCGCCGTGGAGGTACTGAAGAGGCGACTGTCCGAGAGGGACCTCGTGCTCCCGATGTTTGGATGCGCCCACAAGCCGTGCACAGACATCCTGCAGAGGCAGGGGATGCCCTGCGTGGTGGAGCCGTGCGTGGGTCACCCTGGCTCTTACGCCCCCTTCCGGGTGTACTGCAGCTACGCCTGGCTCTACACCGACATGACAAGCAAGGGGTACCACAGGGTCCAGAATTACTGGTCCGTCGTCCCACACTTTCTGTTTCCGGGGGACTTCCCCCTCGGCGACGGTTCCGGGGGATACGCCTTGTACCTCGGTCGTATCCAGGAGGACAAGGGGGTGAGCCTGGCCCTGCAGGCGTGCCGGGCTGCGAACATCCCCCTCAAGATTGTGGGGAACGGCACAGGGGTGGAAGGCCAGGCCGAGTGCCTTGGAGTGCTGGGCATGGAGGACAAGATCAAGATGCTGTCCCGCGCCGCCGTGGTCTTCGTGCCGACGCAGTACGTGGAGCCGTTCAGCTACGCCTGCCTCGAGGCCCAGTTCTGCGGCACACCGGTCCTGTGCACGAGGTGGGGAGGGCCCTCGGAGATTGTCCTGCACGGGCAGACGGGCTTCCACTGCGACACCCTCCAGAGCTTCGTGGACGCCGTGCCTCTGTGCATGGCCCTGGACAGGGCGTCCATACGGGCCCTGGCGGTGCAGCGCTTCTCGGACGAGGCGGTCTGCTCCGAATTCTGTGAGTACTTTACAAAGGTGGAGGACTACTGTGAGGGGAAGAGCCACTTCTACACCCTCGGCGGCACCTGCAAGAGGCCTGGCTGGGGCATGGGCAGGCTCACCTCCGGGTCCTCGGTCTCGACCTCCAGTGCCTCCTCGAGCGCGTAGTCCTGGTATGTGTTCACCCCCCTCACCTTGCTGGGCTTGAGGTTCTTGTGTTCCTTCATAGCCACCATCACCTCCCTGAATGTCGGCTTGTGGGGGGCTTTGGGCACCTGCCTCATGTATTCCTCGAGCAGCTCCTTGTCCGTCAGCACCCGCCCAGTGCACACGACGATTGACTTGAGGCGGATCCAATCGCCGAAGGTGGGGGGCAGGTCGGGCGTCGGCGTTGACAGGGGGGTCTGCTTGACAGCCTCGGGGCCGCGGCCACCGCCGGTGGCCCTCGTACCCGGTAGTTCGTTCGCAGTCTGCCTCGGCGTCTTCCTCTGGGGGCGCTTGGTCTCCTGCTGCATGCGCTGAATCTCCAGGCGCAGGTGCTGCTTGTCCTCGCGCTCTCGCCGCAAGTCCTCCCTGAGCCTGTCGTTGTCCTTTTCCAGGTCCTGCACGCGCCTCTCGATGGCGGCGAAGGCCTGGTCTGCCGTGAGGCTGTTCATCTTCGAGTTTAAATCTTTTAAGACCCCCTGAATCCAGTCCAACGTCTCTCCTCCCATATACCCCTCACCCGCTTGTTGCGTTTATCTGCGTCTTCTTTATGAGGATCACGACGAGAAGGAGGAGCATAACGGTGACCACGCCGCTCAGAGCGAGCACGTAGGGGTAGATCCTTTCCCCCAGGTAATGGATGCACGGAGCCAGGACCCTTGCCTTGAACTTGTCCTGGTACTGCGGCTTGGACGCCTGCTCAAGGATGCAGTCACACAGGTTCTGGACCATGTCGTCCATCGTCTTTCTTTTTTCCCAACATCTTTGTAGATGCTTGTTAACGAGGATATGTTCCGGAGGACGCAGCAGAGAGTCCGGGGGGTGACATCAGAACACGGCACGCCCACGGGGCACCTCATCGCCGCATTTGCCTTTGCTGTAATTGCCATCACACTATGGTATCGCAACTCATGCAAGAGGGAGGGCAGGCCTATTTGAGGAGCACCAGGAACACGGGGATGGCGTGGTGCTGGTGCGTCACGAAGCGGGGCCCCATGCGGGGGTAGTGCCCGTCAGAGCGCGCCTCGTGGACGAGGCAGGTGGGCTTGTTGTCCTTGTCGTAGACGGTGTCCATCTCGTTGGGGTACTTGACGCTGTAATCCGCGAAGCTCCAGGTAAGGCTGTTCACGAGGCACCCGAGCAAGTAGCGCTCCTTCCCCCCGGAAATCCCAGAGTCCACCGGAAGCTGCGCCTCGCAGAAGGTGGGCATGTCCCGGAGCTGGTAGGTGGTGGTGTTGGAGAAGTAGATGCCGTTTCCCATCACCGCCTGAGTGAAGTCCTTGGTGGTGTGGTACATCTGGTTGAAGCCGTTCTGCATGATGTTCACCAGAGTCCCGAAGCACTCGTCCGGGCGGCCGGTGTTGCGGACGCCGTGCCACATGAGGTTGGTCTTCATCACCGCATTCTCGTACCCCGGAATCTTGCGGATCATCGCCTCGCGGTTCTTCATGCGGTCCGAGTGCATGTCAAAGTCGCTGGAAAGCTGCTCGTTCTGGATGAGGAACGCATCCTTCACCATGCCCGGGCTGAACTCCTTGCTGACCAGATCCAGAGCCCACTTGCTCTTCTGCAGGGAGAAGCGCAGGGAGCCGTGCACCTCCTTGAGGTGGCCGAAGTGGAGCACCTGCACGTTGTCCACCGTGAAGCTCTCCGCGCTGGACTCCCAGTGGTCTGCGAGCCCCGGAAACCCCTTCAGCCAGGTAGCGTTGGTGGTGAAGGTGATTATGTCGCCCTTCGCCTTGCGCTTGCCCTTGGAGAAGAGGTCCTTGGCCGACCCGGCAAAGGCCTGGGTCATCGTGACCTTGAGGAAGAGCTCGGACTGGGTCACGGTGTTGCGCTGCTTCGCTTCCCCCGCAACACCGTACTTGGCGACCTCGGTCAGGTCCACCTCGTACTTCACCGTCTGACCGGAGGACTTGAGGCCCGTGGAGGAGTTGTAGCGATCGAAGAAGAAGGGCTCGTGCTCGCAGGCGTGGATGGCGACAGCCAGGGGCAGCTGGAGCTTCGCGGCGATCTCCGGGTCCATCGACCTGACGTTGCCGTCGTAGTCGGAGAAGGTGATGGAGAACTCGTCCGCCTTGCTGGCGCACGGCCACGCCCACCAGGACGGGCGCACGCCCTGGTTGTACTTGGCAGCCAGCCGCTTGCCCCACTCCACGGCGTCGCGCTTGGCAAACACCTGCAGAGGAGTCGCCACAGCAGGAGCAGGAGCAGGAGCGGCAGCCCGAGTGACGGGAGGGGCCGCGGCAGCAGCAGCCGGAGTCGACGAAGAAACGAGAGCAGAGGGCAGCACCCTGCGCTTCGCGCTCGGGAAGGGGTCCACGAACCCGCCCAGCGGCGTGAGCACGTCGAGCATCTGCTTCTCAGACGGCACCTTGTCCAGCTCGTCAATGTCGTCCGGAACCAGGGGCTTCAGGCCGAACTTGCGGTGAGAGTTGGAGAGCCGGTCGAGCCCCCCACCGTACATGAGCGAGTACGCGGCGTTCATGTCGATGGTGAAGGCCAGCTGCTGATCGTCGACCATGAGGTCCTGGCTGGGGTCCGCCTTCAGCTTGGCCATCATGTCACCGCGCAGGTGTTCGAAGAGCTCCTTCACCACGTGCAGAGACGCGGCCTCGCTGTACTTCCAGTTCAAGGGCTCGAAGTGGTTCTTCACCGCCTTCAGGCGAGACGTGCGTGCCAGGATGCAGTGACCGCTCTGGAAGTCCTCCATGAAGATCTCCCAGAGCACTGCATACTGCCCCACCTGAGACACCACCACCACCACCGGAAAGGCTCAAACACGGATCCCGCACCGCGGCACACGCCCCAGAGGCACACTCCCCACGGGCGCATTCCGCAGGGGCGCACGCCGCAGGGGGCCGCGTGCGCCCGTGGGGCGTGTGTGCATAATACCACTGGGTGCGCGCTGCCATTGCGGCCTCGCGCCTCCCGCAGGGGCAGCGCGCGCACTCTTCCACGCGCCTTGTGGTTGAGCAGGAAGTGGAAGTGCACAACGTCCAGCGTGAACGCCATGCGCTTGTCCCTGGGCGTGGTGGGCATGGCTGGCTAACCCTAATTTGTTTTATGCGCTACAGGACTCACATACATTTAGGGAAACCTTTTGGGGGCTGGCTGCCGCCTTGCTCCGAAGGTAGTACATCCCCGTCTTCAGGCCGCGCTGCCAGGCGTAAAAGTGGAGGGCCGAGAGGCGCTTGCTGCTCACGTCGGTGAAGAAGGCGTTCAGCGACTGCGACTGGTCAACGAAGGGGCTCCTGCCGGCGGCAAGGTCGAGGATCGTCCTGGGGCTGATCTCAAAGGCGGTGCGGTACAGCGACTTGATATCCGGGGGGATCCCCTGGATCCCCTGGATGCTGCCCTCGTGCTCGATGATCATGTCCTTCATCCGGGAGTCCCAGAGACCGAGGCGCTGCAGGTCCCGGATTAGGAAGGTGTTAAACACACTGTATTCCCCGGAAATCACCCTGCGCGTGTACATATTGCTGTGGACGGGCTCGAAGGACTCCGGGTTGGACAGGATCTGCGCGGTGGTGGCGGTGGGCATGGGCGCGGTGACGAGGCTGTTCCGCAGGCCCCATTCCCGGATGTCCGCCTTCAGCTGGTCCCAGTCGAACAAATCCGGGGAAAGTTGAGCGTCTGGCCACATGTCAAACTGCAGCACCCCCTGGGAGGCTGGGGATCCGGGGAACGACTCGTAGGCCCCCTTCTCCCTGGCCAAGTTGCAGCTCTCCCTGACGGCCCCGTAGTAGATGGCCTCAAACACCTTCCGGTTCACCTCAGCAGCCGCCTCCGAGTCGAAGTCAAAGCGGAGCTTGAAGAGCATGGAGGCGAAGCCCTGCACCCCGATGCCCACAGGGCGGTGGGCGAGGTTGCTCGTACGCGCAGCCTCGATGGGGTAGTAGTTGCTGTCGATGGTGGTGTCCAGGTTGCGGCAGAGGATGCCCGCCACGCGAGCGATGCCCTTGTAGTCCACCTGTCCCCCGGAAACAAAGTAGGGCAGCGAGATGGAAGCCAGGTTGCAGACCGCCACCTCCTTCTTCCCCGTCCGGGGGTTGATGCCCGAGAACTGCACAATCTCCGTGCAGAGGTTGCTCCCCCGGATGGTCCCGATGTTCTTCTGGTTGCTCTTGGCGTTGCACGAGTCCTTGAAGAGGATGTACGGCGTCCCCGTCTCGGCCTGCGTCTTGAGGATCTCGCTCCAGAGGGAGCGGGCCTTGACGACGCGCTTGCGGGAGGCGGTGTGCTCCGCAAACTCGTATGCGACGTCGAACTCCTCCCCGTACAGGTCCACCAGCCTGGGGAACTCGGATGGGCAGAGCAGGGTCCAGTCGAGGTCGTCCTGGACGCGCCGCATGAAAATGTCGTTGGTCCACAGGCCGTAGAACAGGTGGCGGCAGCGCTGGTCCTCGACCCCGTCGTTGCGCTTCATCTGCACCCAGGTGAAGATGTCCAGGTGCCAGGGCTCCATGAAGACCGCGATGCTCCCCTTGCGCCTGCCTCCCTGGTTGATGTAGAGCGCCGTCTCCTGAAAGACGCGCAGCATGGGCCCCACGCCGTCGCTGAGCCCGTTTGTCCCCCGGATCAGGGACCCCGCGCTCCGGACGTTGGTGCAGGAGAGGCCAATGCCTCCCGCCATCTTGCTAATGAGGGCGGCGTCCTTGATGCTCTCGTAGATGCCCTCGACGCTGTCGTCCTCGACTGGCATCAGGAAGCAAGAGGCGCACTGGGGCGTGGGGCTCCCCGCGTTGAAAAGGCACGGCGTCGCGTGGGTCGCGGCGTGGCTGGCGAAGAGGGTGTAGGACTCCAGCACCCGTTCCGTGTCGTTGCGGTGGATGTGCACGGCCACCCTGAGCAGCATGTGGCACGGGTTCTCCAGGAGCCTCCTTCCCTTCTCTGAGTCCTGCAGCAGGTAGCCCTTGGAGATGGTCCTCAGCCCGAAGAAGCCGAACAGGTAGTCCTTAGCGGGGTCCAGAATACCGTCGAAGGCGGCCTTGTGATCCCTGACCACGGTCACGTACGACTCGCTCACCAGGCCCTTGGTGTACAGCAGCTCAGTCACCTCCGAGAAGGAGAGGGGGTTCTCCTTGTGCATGCGCGAGACGAGCACCCTGGACGCCAGCTTGTCGTAGTCGGGGTTCAGATTGGCGCGGTCGGCACACAGGTCCGCGCAGGTGCTGTCGATCTCCGCCGTGCTCATGCCGGACACCAGCTGGCTGGCCATGGCCTGGGTGATCTCCGCGGGGTCGATGCCGGTCAGGGGTTCGCCGGGGCCATGTACCAGCCTGCTCAGGCGAGAGGTTATCTTGTCGAAGGCGACCGGCTCGTGCGCACCGTCGCGCTTGACCACGTACATAATTGTTGGACCAGACATAAGGGTACCCTTCCTAATTATTTTCGCGGGGGATTCATAACGATGGTAAAAGTGGTCCTTGTTGGGAAGATCCAAAATGGCAGAGTCGAGCCATTGAACCGGGCGAACACGGACCTGGCGCTCAAGGCTTTGGAGGAGGGGAAGGTGGAGGCTTTCCTATCAGAGAAGAGGGGCAAGTACCGTATCAAGATTCAACAGGGGAAAAAACAACCTAAAGTGGCCAGGTCATCAGATTTGGACAAAGACACACTCAATAAGGCGGCGGAATTTCTGAAGTCGGCTTCCGCCCCAGCCCCAGCCCCAGCCCCAGCCCCGGCCCCGGCCAAGTCCCCGGCCAAGAGAAACGTACCAGTGCTCGTTGGCAAGGCGCAAACTCCCGCAAATGTGAAGAAGGCGGCGAATCTGAGGAAGGAAAGGGAAAACCGACGGGCTCTCGCAAAGCAGGCGGTGCTGGTTGGAGAAGTATCACCCACTGTGGAACCAAACCAGGATCAGATCCAGAGAAAGCAGGCCCTGAGAAACAAAGCCGAAGCTGCACGTCAGGAACAGATATACCAACAGAAACTCTCTAATCTGCAGGCTGTTCCCGTGAGGAATGGGGTCACAGCTCCTTTGAACGAATCGGGTGAATTGATTTCTGCGAACCAGTCAAAGAATGAGCAGAGGCTCGCCCTTCAGAAGCTGAAGGACCAAAAGAAGGCCCAGAATGCCCGCAGCGGCGCACGCGTCAATCGGGTGAACAATCTGATGGCGGCCGGGAACCAGACCAACAGCTACATGTACCGCAACCAGGTCGACTTCGACCCAAAGCAGGGATTTGTAGCGAAGAAGAAGAAGATGGACTTCCTAACGAGGCAATTCCACGATTTTTTGAAGGTATCAAGGAACCGCATCTTGATCCCTCTCTCGGGGAGGTTGCCGGGGATGAAGTCCGTCTTCTCTGAATTCCACCCCTACATGATGATAGAGGCGTATATTATGTACCTGAAGTTCCACTACGAGGACTACCTTAAGTGGTATTCTACGGAGTACTCCAAACTGATTACGACCCTGACCAACGTGTCCAACGTGTACAGTTCCGTCATGTCAACGAATGACGAGAAGGATTCGGCAGATTTTGAGTTGTACCGTCAGGGTAAAACCCATCTGAAGGGGCAGAAGCCAGCCGTAGCCCGCATTGAGATGGAAAGGCGTCAGACCCTCACAAAGATCATCGAGGATGCCACGAGGATGAATGAAGAGCTTTTCGACGCTTCCTCACTATTTAATCCTCTTGAGACGATGCGAGGGTAAATATTTTCGCATTATGAAGGTATCCCATGACTGGAACTTTTGTGAACAGAGTCAAAAAGCAAGCCAAGAAGACGAAGAATCAGGTGGTCGACTTCACCGATAGCGCGGTGCAGACCTTCTTCTACCCTGTGAAGCAGGTAGGTAAGGGTATGCAGGGGTTCCTTGTCTTCGTGAAGGGCAAGGCTGCCAAGGCTGCCAAGGCTGCCAAGGCGAAGTCCCCGGCGAAGTCCCCGGCGAAGTCCCCGGCTAACCGAAAGTAGACTCCTTCCTGAGTTGGATGCAAAGGTGTCCCTCGGGGCTCTTATGATTCGAGTAGAGCTGGGACATAGTCATGGTCTGAGCCGGTAGCATGTTGTCGACAATCATGAACACGGCCGACGTACTGTCGACCGTGAAGTACCCCCGGACGATGCACATGAACTCACCCACGGACTTGTCCCCTGGGACGAGAAACTTGTGCTTCTTGAGCTGCACATGGTCCTTACAGGACACCACCACGGGTACCCTCCCTGGGTATCGGTGAAGGACCTCCTCTAAGGAGAGACCCATACTCCCAGCTCTGGTTTATATTTTTGACGTTGGCGCGACATCACTTAAATGCATCGAGTGAGACGGTGGCAAAGGATGACCAAGCTCTTCATCGCTACCCCTATGTTTGGCGGCAAGGCTACGGTGCAGTATGCTCAATCCCTGCTGGCGCTCCTGCCGGCCCTGCGCAAAGCTGGGGTGGACGCGCACGTGGACCTGGTTGGGAACGAGAGCCTGATCCAGCGCGCCAGGAACCTGATGAGCGACCGGTTTCACAAGAGCGACTGCACCCATCTCCTCTTCATCGACGCCGACATCGGCTTCAGCCCCGAGCAGGTGCTCAGGCTGATCCAGGCCAACAAGGATATCGCTACGGGGGTGTACCCCAAGAAGCACATCGACCTGGAGGCAGTCAAGAAGAAGAAGAGCGGGGAGCTGGGAACGTCCGAGTCCGTGGAATCTGTGGGTTTGGATTACAATCTGAACATTGACACCAGGAAGGGTATGAAGATCTCGGAGGGCTTCGTCCAGTGTCTGGACTCGGCCACCGGTTTCATGCTCGTCTCCCGGAAGGCCTACCAGGCCGTGTGGGACGCCCACCCGGAGCTGGAGTGCAAGAACGACCTGTACGTCAAGGGCAAGTCGGCGGAGGAGAACACCTACAGGGCGGTGTGGGAGTGTATGATCGACCCTGTGACCAAGCGCTACCTCTCCGAGGACTTTGCGTTCTGCCGCAGGGCGCAGGAGGCGGGTCAGGAGGTGTGGTGCGACCTGAAGAGCCAGCTGTCCCACACCGGCTCGATCATTGTGTGAGCTTGAGTAAGTAGGGGATGGCCTCGTGCCTGACCACGTCCTCCTCGGAGAGGCTGCTGTGCACGGCCCACTCGTTGGCGCCCTTGTCGATATTCTCAATCAGGGTTGGTAGGGCGCTCGCCGCTTCCAGGTCCGTCTGCTCCGGGTCCCCAGTCATGGTGATGTTTGCCCCGGGCCCTATCCGGGAGACCAGGCACCTTGCCTGGCTCATGGTCATGTTCTGCGCCTCGTCGGCGATGATCCAGGCGTTGGCCAGCGTCATGCCCCGCATGAAGCCGAGGGGCACCACCTGAACCTTGGGGCTTCGCCGGTCCAGGAACTCCCAGAGGGGGGTCATGTAGGGATCCATTTTGTGTGCAATATCGCCCGGGAGGAAGCCCATGGCCTCCCCCTCCACGGTCACCAGGGGGCGGGTGACGACGATGCGCTCCACCTGATTCGAGTCCAGCGCCTGCCGGGCAGCCTTGCACACTTCGTACGTCTTGCCCGAGCCCGCGGGCCCCGTGATGAGGTGCAGAGGGGGCCGCCTTGCCAGCGCCAGTCGAAGTGCGCTTTTGACCGACATTGCTAAGGTAATCCTACATATTTTATTACGTCTAAGGCACCGAGTAATCATGCCAGAGAAGGTGATGAAGACGATCAGGATGAGCGACGGCTCCACGAAGTCGTTCATGGCTAAGAAGAAGCGCGCGTCCCCCCGCTCCGAGAAGGAGTTCCAGACCCGGATGGAGATTGGCTGGAAGAAGACGCGGGCGGGCGAGGCTGGCGTGCCCATGCCCCAAGGTTGGTACCAGGCCGCCTTCGAGCGCTGGGCCACGAAGACGCGGGTCATGTAAACATGAAGTGGGTCCGGGTGTTATTCTTTGACAGCTCCTTCCGGCGCTTGCTCTTGTTTTCCTGGGCGACAGAACTCGCCCCTTTACCGATGCTCTGGTTCATGTCCTTCTCGATGAGTTGCTTGTTCTCCAGTGCCCAATCCCATACGTGATTACTGATTGCCCAACGGAAGAAGCACAGCTGGGCGCAGGTGGTGTGGAGCACCTGTTTCTGGCCGTTTCGCATGGTGACCTCGAAGAAGAGTCGCTCTCGCCTGGCGAAGGGGTCAAAGTGTTTCTTGCTGAAGCTGCGCAGGCATCCCTTGTAGGACATGTAGACGTTGAAGCGCCTGTTTCCAGGCTGGATTGTGTACTGGAGGTTCCTGGACTTGCTGTAGTTGGTGCAGAGCCAGTCGATGAGTCTGAGGCTGACATGAGTGTCTCCGTCCGTGGTGTACCCTATGCACTTGATGAGCTTCTCCGTGTTTTCGGGGATCGAGTAGAACTCCTGCAGGGATTCTAAGAGGACAACCTCCTTACTCTGCATGAAGGGTAGTCTCCTTGTCATTCTAAGTTAAAAAAAATGTTGCCTCCAGAGTAGATGTCTGTGTCCAGCGCCCTGGTAGAGCGCGTGTTTAGCACGCTGTCTGGCATCATCAGAGACTTTCCGGGGGAAGGGTCCCTTACAAAGGACTCGAGGCTGGAGGGGCTGGGGCTGATCATGATCGCCTTGGGGCTGGCGGCGGCCCTGATGGGGCATTAGTTGGTGAATATCCTCCGGACCTGCGCCACCCCGCAGACCGCCCGGCACATCCCGCAGGTGATCTGGCTGTTGCCGTTCCGGTTGCCGATGCTGGGTGTGTAGCTCTGCCTGGCGATGTCCTCCACGCAGGCCTGGCAGTAGGTGTGTCCACAGGGCAGCATCTGGTCCGCCTGCTCCTGCATGCAGATGGGGCAGGTCGGCACGCAGAACATGAAGCGGTGGAGGCTCGAGGCTTGCATCAAGGCCTTGATGTCCCGGAGCTCCTTGTCCCTTTCCTGCCTGGCTTCTGTGATATTGGCGGTGGCCTGCGTGTTCCTTACGAAGGCTTCCAGGGCCAGGACAGCCTTCATCCCCTCCTCCGAGTCTGTGCAGGGCGCGTCCGCGGCTGCTTTGCCCAGGATCTGCAGCCTGGTGCAGGCGTCCTGCAGCCGGGTGAGTCTCCTCTCGGCGGATTTGAAGGACTCTATTTTCCCCCGGACTGTCTCCCGGAATCTCGAGCTGCAGTCCCTGAACTCCGCCGCAGCCTGGTATATTCCTGGAGACAGTTCCTGAGCGTCGTCGACGGGTATTTCTGACCAAGCATCCCTGACTTCGTCGGTCATCTTGGTCACAAACTCCCCAATCACACTGACAGAATCCAGCACCTGGACCCCTCTGAGGGTGGTGCACATCCCGCTGTCGTTCATCATTCCAAATACCCTTTCACTACTTCTAAACAGAAAAGAGCCCCAGAAAGTCCTGGAGGACGGGGCGACCCATGGCCACGCTGCACCACAGACGAATCTTACTCCGCTGCTTGAGCACGATCGCCTGGTCCACCGTATAGGGTCCCCCGGACACGACCGATACGGTGTCGCCACCCCAGGCCCCGCGGCACAGGGGGTTGTGCAACTGGCCCGTGCCGAAGGTCGAGACGAGCTTGTGCACCTGCACCGAGTCCGTCTGCCCCGGTCTGACAGCCCTGCCGAGCGCCTGTGTCTCCACGCTCGGGTTCCACTGGGGCTCCATGAATAGGACCGACTTCGCCCGGAACATGTCCACCCCCACCCCCCCGACGTGGATGTTGGACACGAGCACCGGGATGTCCCCCGCCTGGAAGCGCGAGAGGACCTGCTGCTTGTGCCGCGCGGACATCGACCCGTCCAGGCTCTCGCAGCGGAGGCTCGCGTCGTGGTCCTCCACCGCCCGGATGATGTACGCGATGCAGCTTGTGAATCCGGTGAATATGACCACTGGTCGAGGCATCCCAGCCATGAGCCTGAGCATGTACCTGATCTTCGAGGAGTGAAGGTGGTCGAGGTCGGAGTCCAGGAGCTTGGCGTGGAGGCACGCCTGTCGGCACCTGATGATGCAGAGCATCCGCCGCGCCCCGCTGCTGTCCCAGTCCAGCGTGCCGTCCAGGACCCGGTGCCAGTCGTAGGCGTAGGTGCGCTCCGGGTCAAGCTCCAGGGGGACCTTCCACACCGTGATGGCCGGGCAGGGCACGCGGTAGTGCAGCGGGTGCTGCAGCCGAGCCTCGTTCCTGGTATACAGGATGGCCCTGGTGGACATGAACTCCGCCACGCACACCTCGTCCCGGGTGACGAACCTCGCCAGCTCCACCAGGTCCGCCACGCAATTCTCCAGCGGGGACGAGGTGACCACCCAGCGCTTCCTGGACACGTCCACGAAGCGCCGGGCCACCTGAGACGTGCTCACCCCCGCATTCTTCACCCCCTGCGCCTCGTCCACCACGACGCGCCACCAGTGCCTGGTGCTCAGGAGCCTCATGAGATCCAGGTTCTGGTAGGAGCACACCACCACGCCCCCGTGGCTGTACGAGCCGGGGTGGTGCGTGGCCATCGTCACCCGCGCCGTAGGGAGCGCCGCCCTTCCCCTGCGCAACCACGTGGTCACCATGATCGAGGGGCAGAGCACCAGGGTGGGGAAGCCGCCCTGCCGCAGCAGGAGCGCCAGCACGGTGTAGGTCTTCCCAAGCCCGACCTCGTCGGCCAGCAGCCCGCCCTCGCACGCCCCCTCGATCCTTACCATCTGCTCGGACCCCGCCCTCTGCCAGGGCCGTAGGGACCCCATCTGATTGATTGATTTTCAAATTCAATCCCACACAAGATTCACGCGGAATGAATTCTTACGAATGTTGACCTTGCACTGGAAGGGTGCGAAGTGCTTGTCCAGCCGGTCCTGTAGCTTCTCGATCCCATTGTCCTTAAAAAAGTCCCCCTCTCCCTCGTAGCGGTGGGGGCCGCGCATCAGGTAGCCGAGGTAGAAGGGGTGGATCTTGACCCGGAAGCCGTCCTCCTCCTCCCAGAACTCGGGGCCATACTGGGTGCTGTTGCTGTAGCTCAGGATGGTGAAGGACTTGCGGCCTTGCTCCGCCGCCTGCCGGACCATGGGCTGGAAGTCGACCGTGCTGACCTCGAAGAAGAAGGCATCCATCGTTTTCTTCATCCCCTCGAGCACCAGGCGCTTGCGGACGTCGGGGGGCGCCCTGGGGGTTGCCTCCGAGGTGCGGGTGATCTCGTTGTGGAGATCCTGGATGTTCATCGTTTCTCTGTGTTGACCCACTCCCCCTAAGCCTTCACCAAGAGCTCCGTGTTCTTCTTGATCCCCCGGGCCCCGGCATAGTACACGGCCAACCCCGGGTGGACGTGGCACACCGTCACGTTGGCCCTCTTCCGCCGCTCCTTGGTGCTCATGTTGATGTAGGCGCAGGGGTTGCGGAACCCCCTCAGAGGGGCTCCGTCCTCGCCGGTGCTGTCTATCACCATGAAACGATTGATCCGGGGGCAGTTCTCCATCACGCTCGGGTGCCCCAGCCGCTTCGCCTTGGCCTCGAATTCCAGGGTGAAGGCCGGCTTGCCGTAGAGCACCCCTATCGGCATGCCTGGCTTGATGTCCATCAGGGAGAAGAGGCCGTACTCCTCCATGCCCCTGCAGGACCCCTTGTGGATGCTAAAAATCCGGGGGAAGTTGGCAGAGTACACCCCGTTCATGTTGGTCAGGACCCCAAGGGTGGCAGACCAAGAGTGACACGCCGTCACCGGGAGGTTGACGCCCTGGCTGATCGATATCCGGTGCATCTCCTCTGGCTTGGCCCAGCCCTTGCCCGAGTGGTTGAACGGCATGTTGAGGACGAGGTTGCACATGTGCTCGTACCACCTGTCGTGCACGTGGTCCTCGAGGTTCATGGGCACGCATGAGTACAGCCGCTTGCTCGGCAACCTGCTGACGTAGCGCAGCGCCTTGGCCCTCCTGTTGCGCACCAGACACACGCCTATCGCCCTGTAGATTGAATTCGTTCTGAAGACACCCGGAAACGCCTCGACGCACATAGACACCGCCCTGGACGTCTCGAGCGAGCCGGCCGAGCAGATGGCTCTCAGAACCAGCTCCTGGGACGTGATGCAATGCCCACAGGGCAGCAGCACCCCGTGAGGAGCCTTTCTCCAACCCCCCGCAAGGATGCTCTCCGAGGGGAGGAAGGAGGAGCCCGCGGCGAACCCAGACACCCAACGCGTCGCGACGTCGTGCCCCAGGACATCACCAGGGGTCGAAGGCAGGCGCAGGATCGAATGTCCAAGGGGGTTCGACCTGGACTGCTCGCTGTTGATTGTGGATATCCTGAGCCCACCCACGAAGCACTCCGATCCCACAATGGCAGGGTCCACCGGACCCACGCACACCAGCTCCGGATAAGACGTCAGCTTACCCGAGAAGTCCTGGAACGTGTCCTGAGTCCCCGGAATCTGTTGGACGTCCCCGGAATTCCCCCCGCCCTGGCACTCCCTTTGCTGTTGCTGGTCACACACAAAGTCGTACTTCTCCTTGAGGACGTCGGCCCACCCGTCGCCATACTGCCTGGCCGCGATCTTTGCTATCATAGCCAGGAGCCTTTCGCGCTTCAGGTGGTATTTCACCACGCGCTCCATGGTGATGTCAGGGTGGGTGGCGGACTTAAGGCGCAGGAAGACCTCCCTGGCCTGGTTGAGGTAAGGGCTGCCTCGCTGCGGCATCTTGATCGAATGTTTGTGTTTTTTCAACGCTGGTCAAACGCGACGGCCAAAAGGGGGGTCTAAAGACTTGGGGCTTTGACAAATTATCAATGGCTTCCACCTCCGACATGGTCACCGACTCTGCCACCCAGCCCCAGGACACCGAGACGCAGTGGGCCTACCTCGAGGAGGCCGTGCAGGAGCAGATCAGCAAGAGCCGCTCCCTGCTGGCCGTCGTGCGGAGCTTGAAGAAGGTCACCCAGAAGGAGCTCAAGCTCCGCCGCGTCAAGGGGGGCGGCGTGACCAAGCGCCAGGGCCCCAAGGGCGACAACCCGGCCGGCTTCAACATCCCCGTGGAGGTGTCGCAGCCCTTCGCCGAGGTCATCGGCCTGCCGCTGGGGGTCCCGGTGCAGCGCCGCGACATCACCAAGGCGATCAGCGCCTTCGCTGACACGAACGGCCTGAAGAACCCCGACAACAAGCGCGAGTTCCTGCTGCACCTCCCGGCAGCCAAGAAGTTCGCCTCGTTCTTCCCTGGCTTCACGGACTCGGAAGCTGGCCACCCCGAGTTTGGGCGCCTGGGCTTCTTCAACCTCCAGAAGGCTATCAAGCTGGCGGGCCTTGTCAAGCAGGTGCCCTCCGAGGCTGGTGCCGCCGCTTCGGCCGCCGCTTCGGCCGCCGCCGCCGCCCCTGCAGCGGCTCCGCCGCCGGCCACCGCCCCTGCATCAGCCCCGGCTGTCAAGAAGGTGGTGAAGAAGGTGGTCCGTCCTAAGTCCGCGGCTCCCTCAGCAGCTTAGACCCCTCCCCCGTGACAGTGGTGTACCTATCCACTGCCTGCTTGTTGTCATTCATGTTTTCACGAACCACGACCCCCAGACCGGTGCCCATGGAGGCCCTTATGTCACCCTCCAGCTTGTCGAAGGCCACGGACGTCCGAAAGAGGGAGCTTAGGAACCCCCCTGCCCAGAACCCCGCTGGCTTTCCTCCGGACTTGGCATCGGACTGGCAGCTTATCTTCGGGTGAAGATCCTTGAGCAGGGAACAGTCCAACGCGAGGCTCGCCACTTGGTTCCTCAAGCGCCCCATGTGGTCGTTCGCATCCGCCATCTCAAAGATGTCGTGGTCCACCGTCCGGTAGCCGTTCGGATAGGCGGAGAAGTAGTGATGGACGTGGGTCCTCCTCGCGTACACGGGGAGCTGATCCATCGAGCAGAAGCGAGCACTCCGCCCGACAGTCTGTCGCCTGGCGCCAGCAGGGAGGGGGGTCATGATGTGCACGTGCACCGCACCCTTCAAGTCCAGGCCCTCGTTGAATTTCTGGGCCGCGAACAGCACCTGCAGATACGCACCCCTGGAATTCTTGGGATGGTTGTACAGCTTCTTCAAGGCGTCGTGGGCCTTCTCGACCTTGCGCCCTTCCCCGCACGAATCCCTGGGAAACAGGCACAGCGTAGCGTATCGAGGCTTGTGACGGAGGTCCTTCCCCTGGTACGTGAACCAGTCCCCCTTCTCCTGGAGCTTAAGGGGGTCCAGCTCCTCATAAGGGCCGTGTGGGTGCTCCAGTACCTTCTGTCGCACCGAGGTTTCCGGGGGAGGGAATGTGAACAGGAGGTCATCCTTATTCATCACATCCCCCGGAGCTCCTACTGGCACCTGGCCACCCGCTGGAATCGTAGCTGAGATTGCCAGATATTCATCATCCACCTTGGCCTTGGCCTTGGCCTTGGTCTTAGCCTTGGCCTTGGCCTTGGCATTGGCATTAGCATTGGCCGTGGCAATGGCCGTAGCCTTTGAAAAGCGTCTGACAAAGGCTTTTTTGAACTCCGGCGACTCTACGACCTCTTTTGTCTGCAACAACTCCTTCTGAACAGCCTCCTCCTTAGATTCCGGTGTTTTCTTCGTGGATGCCATGCCAGCCAGGGTCACAGTGCCCGGTGGAAAGACCTTTCGAATGAAGGCGTTGATGTTGAACCCCGGGACAGACTGGTTCACCCCTATGCCCCAGTAGACATAGTGCTTCTCCCTCGGAGTGCGCAGTATGAGCTTCCGCAGCCGCTCCGCCTTGCCTTCCGAGAGAGCCGCCAGTCGCTTCTCGTCCTGCCGATACATGGTCTCGGCGCCGTGTGCCGAGAGAGTGGTGCGGTCACACACGCTCGCATACACCTGGAAAAGAGGCTTGCCCGTGGTCTCGTTGATCTCTGACCACGCCATCACCTTTTTGGATCTGGGGAAGAGCTTGCTGTAGTGGGGGTTTGGTACAACCTTGCCCTGTGAGCTCAACCGCGGGATGAGCCTTCCGGTTTGGGGGTGCACATCCAGCATGGCTGGGTGCTCGAAGTAATACCCGTACTCCGATATCATAGACCCCTTCACGTGGCTGTTGCCCTTGACGAATGAAGCGTCGGGGACGGTGGGGCAAGCCGGGACAGAAGCGAGCTTCTCAGCCTCGCGCGCGGTGAGTTTCAACAGGTGGGTGTAGTCCTTTCCCAGTGTCGGGAAGAACCCCTTGTCTCCACTCAAATCGACGAAGGACACGCGCGTTGATGCCCAGTCCTTCGACATCCCCCGGAGAGAGACCCCCTTCTCGTACTCCTGCTGTGTGTTCATCATTGAGAGCATCTCCAACAGCTCCTTCTCGGATGATCCGGGGGTTGCTGACAGGATGTAGACGCTGCAGTTGAAGGTCCTGCCACACGAGCTCGGGAGAGGCCTCTGCATAGGGTCCTCAGTGAGCATGTGGGGATTCTTACCTGGTACGCCTAAGAGCCGCTCCCTGGGCTTCATCAGGAGCGCACGGAGCCTGGCGTAGCGCCGGGCGTCCTGCTGGCGATTGCTCTTCGGCTTGTACAGGTTCTGAGCCTCGTCGAATATGACGGTCGTCTCCAGGAGGTAGTAAGGGTCGTACATCACCCTCTTGTCCGAACCCCGGCTTCTAATCTGGGTCGATATCTCCGGGGAAGGCTTGCATCCCCCGGAAAAGTACGCGTCCAGTTGCTTCCTGAACGCCGCCTCGTCCGTGCTGCCGAAGAGGATGGCCGCCAACATGTCGAAGGTGATGGCCTCAAAGCGCTCACCCCTGGTTTGGATGATGGCATCATGGATGGCTCGGTGGTCCGATCCAAACTCCTGGAACATGCGCTGCATCCCGAGCTCCTTCTGGGGGAACATGCTGTTGCTCTCCAGCCCCTCTTCCGTTGTCACGTATATCACCCTCCGGTGAGAGCCGGGCGCGGCATAAGGCACCCCCTCCAACACAGTCTTGGTGACCCCGTTGACGCTGCCCCCGGCGCTGGGGTCGTCGTAGAATTCGAAGGGCTGAGGATTTCTCATGGAGCCAAAGGTGGGTCTGCTGTGAGACACATGGGTGCGGTACGACGGGTACTCCTTGATGCCAAGGAGCGGGTGAGTCCCCTGGGATGACAAATATTCACCGGAACCCGTGTGTGCACTGTTTACCCCGGAGTTTCTGACGTCGTAGGCGGCGGTGAACAGCAGGGCGGCGACGTGGGTCTTTCCAGAACCAGTGGAATGATAGACCAAGCCACCCGTGGGTACGTCCGGGGGCATCTTCTGGGTGTAGATCAGGGATTCGCACAGCCTCCTTGCCATGACATACACCGACACCTGATGCAAGCCGAGTTTGAAGCCACCGCCCAGCCTGCACGGATCCGGAGACTTGTCGTCCCTGTTCTGACCTGGCGGTATGACCGCGGCTTTGTCTCTCATATGGAAGTAAGCCTTCATCATGTACACGGCAGCCTTATGGTTGTTGAGGGGTGGGAGGGGGGTCTTCAAGAAGCCGGTATTCAACGCGTAGTTCCTGGTTTCCTTGGCGTACTTGGTCGTGGCGAGAAGGGCCTTGGGCTGGGCCTTGGGCTTAGTCGATGCTAACCTCGTGGCAGGGCGAGCCTTGGGCTGGGCCTTGGGCTGGGCCTTGGGCTGGGCCTTGGGCTGGGCCTTGGGCTGGGCCTTGGGCTGGGCCTTGGGCTGGGCCTTGGGCTGGGCCTTGGGCTGGGCCTTGGGCTGGGCCTT